CTACAGTATCGCGGATTGATGATATGACAAAAGCGGAAATTCGATTGTTTTTGGATTTTAGCTGGTTTGTCGGAAATCTGCATGATGCTGAAGTGTGGGAATTGGCGCTTCATCGTTTGCTCAATAATCATTCAGATATTTTGGCAAAGATGTCGCTCTACGTTTCGAGGATTGGTGGAAGGTATTTGCCTGGCTATCATGGAGACAGAGTTCTCACGATGAAAGTCACTCAGACTCCTTGGTGGTATGGAAAACCTGATTATTATTTGGGTTCTTGCCACGTGAATAGTTGGAACTCGACCTACTTGTTTGAAGGTTATAGTTACAAGGAAGTTAAGAAAATGCTCGTTCAGTTCTCAGCTCGAAAACGTGAGAGACTCTATCTCCCATATGAGCATGAGAAGGATCCTGTCAAGGTGTATGGTCGTAAAGTCCATTATGACGATCCTACTTGGACGAAGTATGACTCTTTGTTGCTTACCAGTCCTAATATTAAGAAGGCATACCTTCGCTATAAGACAGGTCAGAGGAAACATTGTCCAGATAATAAAGTCTACAGAAATTATATTCGACAATTGGATTACATGTTGTATATGGAAAAGCAATATGTCAAGAATGTGAAAGCTGAAGGACTTGAATATGACAGTGTTTCAAAGATTGCTGAGATTTTGGGCTCTCTAGATACCGTGAAGTTAAAAGACATGGTAGGAGAATCTAGTGTAGGTGATCTTATTGATGCTATTTTAGGAGGATTGAGAGACTTAGAGGCAATGAAACAGTCCTGGAAAGGGGTTGTCTATGTCATATCAACACGAGTTCGTGCTGTTGTGCGGAGTGCCTCCTTTGAAAAGATCTCTGATGTGATTTGGATTCTTGTATCTTTATTGCGTCGTATCCCTGAGATGAAAGGGTATTTTGCTTCTATCGTCACTGAGCCAGTTGATAAGTTGAAAGAACATGTAAGTGTTTTGTGGAAACGAATCAATGGGGTCAAGGATGATGTGCCTGTTGCGAAGCAAGAAGAATTCAAGGATGTTGAAGCCGAAGGTTATGTGGAAAAATTCACGATGTGGCAAGCCTTGAAGACTTTTATTGCTTCTGCGATGGGAAAGGAAGTCGACTATCCTGCCGTTGCTCAGATAAATGCTCTAGGGAGTATGACCAGGACATTTAATAGTCTTGAATCTTTCTTAGCCAAACTTGTCAAAGTTGGGCAAGTAGTTTGGGAATGGATATGTGATGCCTACTTCCTCCCTACTGCGGAACGAGAGTTGAGAGTGAGAATTCACCGTTTTATTGATATTGTGACGAGTGGTTTGATGGTGCCTGAAGCAAACAGAGATTTGCGTTGGGCAAAGAAAATCCATTCGGTACGAAGTAGAGGGTGGTATCTCTATAATCTCGTGTCCAAGGATCAAAGAGCAGGTCGTCAATATGCTCAGACTCTCAGAACTCTCATTGAGAAGATGAAGACTCTGTTAGTGGAAGCTGATCGGAAGTTTGCCGATATGACTAGTAACTTTGAAGCGAAGGGTTTTTGCTTTCAAGGGCCTCCCGGAGTTGGGAAGACTGCTATTGCGTCGTATCTTGCTGACATGTCCGTTGCTTACTTGACTGCAGATTTGGAGGAAGCTGAGGAGCTAGACCTCTCTATGAAGTATGTCAAGAATGGGAAGTCTGAGTATTGGGATGGAGCTACAACTGGAACTACAGTAGTACTGTGGGACGAAATATTCCAGAATGCTGATGATAAAATGTGTGCGGAAGAAGCCACTGCTTTAATTCAGCTTATAAATTCTGGACCATTTCATCCTAACAATGCTGCTGTGGAGCTTAAGGATAGTGTGTCTTTGAGCCCGCATGTGGTTTTTGTGACTAGTAATTTGGAGCTCGACAATTGGACTTCTAAGCATCTTGGAATTGGAGCACCCTATGCTCTTATGCGCAG